ATGGAGCAGGAGAAAGCTTGTGGATGTATTATTATAAATGATAATAAAGTATTATTAGTAAAGCATCATCAAGGTCATTGGGGATTTCCTAAAGGACATGTTGAAGAAAATGAAACTGAAGAAGAAACGGCAATAAGAGAGACAAAGGAAGAAACTAATATTGATGTTGAAATAGATAATAGCCATAGATACACCATTTACTATGAAGTAAAAGAAAATGTGATGAAAGAAGCGGTATATTTTATCGCAAAAATGAAGTCAGGTAATCTTAAAAGACAGGAAAGTGAAATAGCAGTAGCAGATTGGTATGACTTAAATGAAGCAATAGATATAATTACACATGATAACTTGAAAAATATGTACAAACAAGTACTAGAGGATTTAAAAAAAGAAAATAAGATATAAAAGGAGATATAGCAAAATGGCAAACTCAAAATTAATTGTTGTAGAAGGTGCACAAGGTGCAGGAAAAACAACAATAACTGATTTTTTAAGACATTCAATAAAATATACTAATTTATATAGATTATGTGGAACATCAGATAGTACACCTACAGGGCTACAAAAGTCTATTGATATGTATGATACATTAATGGATTATATAAAGAAGTTAGAAAATAAGAGTATTAATTTATTATTTGATAGAACATTTTTTACTGAGGAAAATTACTGTAGATTAGGAAAAAAAGAGTATTCATTCCATGAAGAATATGAAAAGTTACTTGATGAATTTTCTAGATTAGATTTTGAAATATATTATATTACACTTTATTTACAAGATGAAAACTTATATAGCGAAAGAATAAAAAGAGAAGGAAAGTGCGAGCCAGAGTATGCAAAATTTAAGGCTGAAAATAGCATTAGTCAGCAAAATGTGTATTTAGAAATGTCAAAAGAAATAAAAGAAAAGTATCCTAACATTCATGTGTTAAATATTGCAAATGATAGGGATATTGAAGTTGTAAAAAACGAATTGAAAGAGTTTATTGGATTTTAATTGACAAAACAGCTGATAATAAAATAGTAAAAAAACAGTCTTATACATTTTTCGTATAAGACTGTTTTGGTGAGCCAGACCGATTAATGACCTTGATTTGTAGGTGTTTTTAGGCTGTAAGGGTGCAATAGGGGTGCAGTAGTTTTATAATCCAATAGTTTTCATATATTGTTCTAATTTTTCATTTTCATCTATTTTAAATTCATCAAATACAGATGCGTACGTATCTAGTGTCGTTGATATTTTGGAATGTCCTAAAATGGTTTGCAATACCTTAGCTGTCATTCCTGCTTCTATACATCTAGTTGCAAAAGTATGTCTTAACATATGATTATGAAGTTTAGAAGCAATATGTTCTGATTCATTTATTCTATGTAAATACGAATTTAAAGTACTAGGATTTATTAATCCATTATCATAGAATAAAAGATTATATATATTAGATATTTTTGTTTGATTTTTAATCCTCGTGGCAATTTCGATGGCTTGTGAAGACATTATAATTGTTCTTTTTCCTTTTTGAGTTTTAGGTTTATTGCCAAGAATAACTCTATCTTTTTCATCTCTAGTTAGAGTTCTTTCTATTGTTAAAGTCCCACTTTTTAAATCAATGTTGTTATCTGTAAGAGCTAAACATTCTCCTACTCTAATTCCAGTATAAAGCATAAGAAGAATAGCATCATTATATTTGTGCTCTGTAGATTTTAAATAGTTAATCAATTTTGTTTCTTCATCTATTGTTAAAGCTTCTACAGGGATAGTTTCTTTTTTAGATTTAGGCTTTGAAATAGTGTCCATTACATTATACAGCAGAATTCTATCATTTACAGCTATTTGAAAGCCTTTTTTTAATAGTTCAAAATCTTTATTTATTGTATTTTGAGAAAAATCTGTGAAATTAGGTAAATCATCTTTAATCTCGATTGCAGTAATTTTTTGTATAGGTTTATCAAGAAAACTACAACATTTTTTTAAATGTGTTAAAGAGTCTTTATTTCTTAAATATGCTCTGTCTGCTGTTATACCTGTGTTGTGTTTATATTCAATATAGTTAGAAATAAATTTTTCCAGAGTGATCTCATCTTTATCTATGTATGTATTTTTATTTACACTATTTTTTATCTCTATAACTTTTTCTTTAAAATCTTTTGTTTTCTCATTTAATCTTTGCTTAATTTTTTTTCTTTTCCCATTGTAATAATATTGGAAAACGTATCTACCTGTTTGAGGGTCTTTATACAAAGTTCCTTCTCCGTTTCCAACACTTTTAGTTTTTCCCATAAAAATACCTCCTTAAACAAATTTTTGGTACTTGTATAAGGAGATTTATTGCTGTATAATAATAACAATAAAACACTTATACAAGTGTGTGGAATAGATAATGTAAAACTTTGGCGAGGGATACATTATCTATTTTATTTATTCAAATATTTTACTAATTCTAGCTTCTACAACCCTACCAATAATTTTAAAATTATCTTTTTTATATAATTTTTTTACTGGATAATAAGAATTATAAGCTATTAATTCTATATGGTCATCAAACTTGATGACTTTTTTTACGGTTGCTTCTTCTCCATCTATTAAAACAATGGCAGTTTGTCCATTTTCAACATCATTTTGTCTATGAACTATTACAATATCATCTTCATATAATATAGGTTGCATACTATCTCCAGTTACTTTTAAAGCAAAGTAATTTTCTGGATCAGATACTTTTTTATCTATACTCACATAATTTACAATATTTTCACTTGCTAAATAATCATAGCCAGCTTTAACAATTCCTAATAGGGGGAATACCTGCTTATCTGCGTATAATGTATGTTTATCTTCAATTAAATCGGATTTTTTTATACCAAAATAATTAGCCAATAATTCTATTTTATCTATACGAGGATAAATTTTAGCATTATACCAATCAGCAAAAGTAGTATAAGCAAAATCCAGATCTTTGCAAACATCATATCTAGTTTTATGATTTAACTCCATATAATATCTTAAATTTTTAGAAAAAATTTCTTCATTGCCTAAATCACTCATTTTTAAAAACCTCCTACAAGTATATTTTACGCACAATTCGTAAAAAAGTCAATAAAAAAATGAAAAAAATACGAAAATTTTGGAAAAAAGTATTGACATTACGAAAATATCGTGATAATATAATTACGAAAACATCGTAAAGGAGGTGCGATAATGGCAATGACCTTAAAAGCAATAAGAATAAATAAAGGACTATCACAGGAGGAGGCAGCCAAGCAAATAGGCATAGGAAGTGATACTTTAAGCAATTATGAAAGAGGAATAACATTCCCAGATATTCCTGTATTAAAAAAGATAGAAGAAGTCTATGGAGTAAAATATGATGACATTAATTTTTTACTCTAAAGTTACGAAAATATCGTAAACATTAACAGGTTAATTTTTAGAAAAATTTCAAAAAACTATTGACTTCTTTTAATAGGCAATAGCCTATAAAAGCTTCTTTTAAAAATAGTATTAAAATGACAGCATAATGAGGAGGCGAAAAAAATGAAAAAAGAAGTTGTAACGGTCAGAATACCAACTAATTTAAAAGAAAAGCTAAAGAGGGTTGCATTACAAAAAGGATTAACACTTAATGCAGTAATAGTAGATAGTTTATGGAAAACAAAATAAAAAGGAGGTAGAGAAGTGGAAGAAGCATTAAAAGAAACAAACGAATTACTTAAAAAGTTAATAGATCAAAATGAAAAGAAACATGAGTTGTTAACAGCAGAGCAAGTAAAAGAAGAATATGGAATTGGAATTAATATGGTAAGAAATATGTTTAATGATAAAGAATTGCCAGTACAAAGATACACAGTTCCATTTAAAGTTAGTAGACAAGCATTAGAAGAATATATGACCAAATCACATGATTATTTAAGAAAGGAGGGATAAACAAATGAAAAGAAGTGATAGAATATACAAATTTATAGGACAAGCAGTAGTATACATAGGAATATGGACAGGAGGAGTAGCAATGCTTATGTGGGGATTTATGCAAAATACGATTTATTAGGAGGAAAAGTATGGAATTATTAAAAAATGTTCAAACAGTAATTAGCATACTGGATGAACATAGTTTAAAAATAGCTTTAATTTTACTTTTGATTAGTGTTCTTAATGTACTTTTTAATATTGTTATATTGAATAAGTGTACAAGAGATATTCAACATAAGAATAATAAAAAATATTAAATTAGCAATATCACCGAAAGAAAGAGGATACCAAGAACATTTATCTATTCTAAAATGTGTTGCAACGTAAACAATGGCGAAAATGTCAAAGTAAAAAGAAAGGTTATATAAGAATAATATTTTATCTTTAGAATAATTCTTTTTAAGAAATTTAAACAGAAAGGTTGAAATTACTGTTATTAACGCAACAAGTAATCCAGCAATTGTATTGTTTATTATAGTATTAAAATCCATAACACACCTCGCTTTCGAGGTAGATTATACAACAAATAACAATATTTTACAAGAAAGGAGGAAAGAAGATGAGTTATTTAATATGTTTTATATCAGTCTTTTTATGTTTAGCATTAACTATTTTGTCTTTGTATTTAATAAATAGGCAAGAGAAACTAGAAAGTGAAATAAACGAAAAACAAACTTTAATTAAAGCTAGTAGACATTCTTTAGCAGAAGCTGAAGAAAAGATATTACAAAGAAATGATTTACTAGGATATCAAGAATCAAAGATAAGGAAGTTAGCTGAAAGATTAGAAAAACAAGAATCTTATATATTATCTAACGACTATGGTAGTGCAGAAATAAGATTAAATAAATTAAAAGAGTTAGTTCACGACTACCAATCAAAAAACTAACTCAATCAAATACATAAATATATACTCTTGTTACTATTGTAGCATGAGTAGAAAGGAATGTCAATGCTAGAGAACAAAATGGTAATAGATGATGATTTATATATAGAAAATGATTCAGAAGAATATTTAGAACACTTACTAGAAGAAGATGACAGAAAATACGAAGATTATAAGGAGGAATATTAATGCAAGATTTAATTATAGTAAAACAGTTGCCTCAAATAGAGGAACATTTAAAAGAATTATCAACAGAAATAGATAAAAAAGTGGAAAGTGCAAAAGCATTGGTTTGTACAGAAGAAAATGTAAAAACAATAAAACAAGTTAGAGCAGATTTAAACAAAGAATTTAAGGAAGTAGAAACACAGAGAAAAGCTGTAAAAGAACAAATAATGAAACCATACAATGAATTTGAAACAGTTTACAAAGAATATATATCAGAAAAATATAATGGTGCTGATAGCGAATTAAATGAAAAAATTAACGCGGTAGAAGATGAATTAAAAACCAAAAAGGAACAAGAAATAAAAGACTATTTCGAAGAATACAAAACAGCCAATAGTATTGATTTTGTTACATATGAACAAGCAAATATAAATGTAACACTAACAGCTAGTAAAAAGAATTTAAAAGAACAGGTAGAACAATTTATAAATCAAAGAGTAGATGATTTAAAACTAATAGAAACTCAAGAACATAAGGCAGAAATATTGGTGGAATATAAACAAACATTGAATGTAAGTAATGCAATTACAACAGTAGTAAATAGATTTAAAGCAATAGAAAAAGAAAAACAAATACAGGAAGAATTAAAAGAAAAGGAGTTAGAGCAAATTACTAAGCCTCTTGAAACAGCAAAACCTAAACCAATTACTGATGAGTTTGTTATAACACCTACAAAAAGAAGAATAACAGTAAATTTTAATTTGTATGATGAACAAATAGAACAATTGAGAAGATTTTTGAACTTATCTAATATTGAATATGAAAGTGAGGATTTATAAATGAATATATATGAAAGCATTACAAAAATTATGGAAGAGGTCCCAGCAATAGGAAAAAACAAAACAAATAAACAACAAGGATTTAAGTTTAGAGGAATAGATGATGTAATGAATGCTTTACAGCCTTTATTATCTAAAAATAAAGTATTTATAGTTCCTGAAATATTGGAACAAATAAGAGAAGAAAGAACAACATCTAAAGGTGGAAACTTAATATATTCAATATGCAAAATAAAATATAAATTTTATGCTGAAGATGGAAGTTTTATAGAAGCAATAACAATAGGAGAAGGAATGGATAGTGGAGACAAAGCAACAAACAAAGCAATGGCAATAGCAATGAAATATGCTTTATTCCAAGTATTTTGTATTCCAACAGAAGAGATGAAAGACCCTGACGGTGAAACACCTGAAAATAGTATGAAAACAGAAAGTGAAGATTTAGATACGTTAGTAACAGAGCAAGAAGCTAAAACAGTTTATGCAATTATGTTGCAAAAGGGATTAGATGTAGAAAAGCAATTACAAAATAATTATGGGATAAATAATACAAAAGAACTAACAAAAAAGCAATATGCGAGTATATTAACTGCTATAAAAAATATGCCAAATAAAAAGTAGGTGGTTAAATGCAAACTACAGGATTAATAGAAGATATTAGCATAGACTATAGAACAAAACAGCCTAAAATACTATTGTCAATTTACGATAAAAACAACCTAAATTTACTAGAAGAGTTAAAAGACAATAAATTATCCATTGAAATAAAAAAATGGCATAAAAAACGAAGTTTAGACGCAAATTCGTATTGCTGGGTAATGTGCGATAAGATAGCAAAAGTATTAGGAACAACAAAAGAAATGATTTATAAAGATGCAATAGATAATGTAGGAACATTTGAGCCAATGATAGTAGAAGAAAAAGCATTCGAGAGATTTAAAAGAATATGGGAAAAACAAGGGTTAGGATATTTAGTTAAAGAAGTATCAAGAAAAGATAGATGTGTAAAAGTATTTGCTTATTATGGTTCAAGTTCCTATGACAGCAAAGAAATGTCTATATTAATAAATTTTATAGTAGAAAATGCAAAACAAATAGGAGTAGAAACAATGCCACAAAACGAATTAAATAGTCTAATAGAAAGCTGGAAAGGTTAATGAGTAAAAGAAAAAGATGTAAACATATTCACAACGATAGGTATATAGCTATACAAATAAGTCCTGAATTAAAACCTATTATTTGGGAAAGGGATAATCATTGTTGCATAATATGTGGACAACCTGTACCTAAAAGTTGTGCAAATGCACATTATATAAATCGTTCACAAGGTGGAATGGGAATAGAAAAAAATATTGTTACATTATGTCCTAAATGTCATTTCGAAGATGATAATGGACTACATATACAAGAATATCAACAAAAGATAAAAGAATATTTACAAAGTAAATATGAAGATTGGAATGAAAAAGATTTATATTACAACAAATGGGATTAGGCTTAATTTAGTTTAATCCCTTAATTATACGAAAGGAGAAAGCAATATGAATTATTTAGCTGAAATTCTAGCATTTTATGATTTAGTACAAGTTAAACAGTTATCTACAGGACAAATTGCTTTATGGAATGCATTAATGTACATAAACAATAAATGTGCTTGGATAGAGTGGTTTACTGTACCGAATATAACGCTTGAATTAAACACTGGAATGAGTCGTTCTGGAGTTCTAAAGGCTAGAAATTCATTAAAACAAATAGGATTAATAGATTTTAAGACCAATGGAACAAAAGCAACAAGTTATAAAATGAACACTATGTCAAAAAGTAAGCAAGATAGTATGCAAGTTGATAGTGATATAGCAAATAGTAAGCAAGATAGTAAGCAAGATAGTAAGCAAGATAGTAAGCAAGATAGTAAGCAAGATGGTGTGCAAGATAGTAACACATTAAATAAAAGAAAAGAAATAAAAAGAAAAGAAATAAGCAGCTGTATAGATTTTTATATGGAAAATATAAATCCATTAATAACACCTCATGAGGTAGAAGTATTGCAGGATTACTGCAACGACTTATCAGATGAGCTTATTATCTATGCGATGAAAGATGCTATTGAACATAAAGCTTTGAATATGAAGTATATAAAGAGTATTTTAGACAGATATATCAGAAGTGGTATTAAAACAATAAATCAAATTGAATGTCAAAAGAATCAACAAGTACAAGAAGAAACAGAACAAGAAAGAATTGCAAGAAAAACAAAGGAATTAGAGGAGGCGATTGCAAATGATTCTTGGTGAATTTATAGAGGCAACAAGAAGACTAGAAACATACTATGGGAAAGAATATACAAAGGAACAATTAAAAATAATGCATGAAGAACTAGGAAATATAGAGTTGCCACGATATAGAAAACTAATATCAGTTGTAATAAGAAAGTGTAAATTTCTGCCTAAAGTTGCAGATTTAATTGAGGCAAGTGTTGAAGAACCATATACAGCAAAACAAGACGAAGAAGAAAAGATAGATTGCAAAAAGTGTAACAGTACAGGATATTTAATATACATGAAAATTATAAATGACGGAAATAGAGAACTAAAATATCAATATGCATCTATTTGTAGTTGTGGAAATTCAAGGCAATATAAAGGGTGGGAAATATCTGATAAAAGATATAGAAGTAAGTATTATACACCAATGGCAGAAGAAATAGGAATTAGTTAGGAGTGATACAAATGAATAGAAACATAAAAAAAGTAGTATATAGCATATTAGAGAAAGACCAATTAGCAAGAGAAGACACAATGTATTTAATACAGCAAGTATTAATAGAGATGTTACCTTGTAATGCAGGAACAGCATTTGGACAAGTAATACAAGGAATGAAATATAAAGGCATAAGCTTTGAAGCAATAACAAGGTGTAAAAGAAAGTGGCTAGAGGAACACCCTAACCGAATAAGCAAAGAAGCAGAGCAGATTAGGCGAGAAGAAGAAGAAAATTATTATATGGAATATAGCAATCATATACCACACATAAATTGAGGAGGTAAAAAATGTGTTATTCAGGAAAATGTAAATATGAAAATTATATGGGAGATTGTACTGTAGCCAATCCAACAGATAAGACATGTAAAGAAGGAAATAGAATATATAAAATCGAGATAATAAAAAATGTCATTAAAAGACCATTTTATCAGATACAACATGTGTTTAAATTAATATTCAACAAAGAATACAGAAAATGGTGGAAAGACAATGAATTGCCGTTCTAGGAGGACTAGTCCATGAAATATCCACCATTAACAGGTAAATGTAAAAATTGTGGAGGCTGTATGAGATTAGAGGATGTTAATTTTACGGGAGTAGAAGAGTGTAAATACAGCGATAATCCTATACAGGAAATAAAAAGAAATAAAAGGAATACAGGAGAAAATAAAGTATGAGGATTGTTGAATTGTTTGCAGGAATTGGAGCTTGTAGTACAGCATTAAAAAGAATAGGTATAGATATAGAAATTGTAGATGCAGTAGAAAATGATAAATTTGCAATAGCCAGTTTTAATGCAATACATAATACTAATTTTGAAATACAAGACATAACTACATACAACAAGGATTTGAAAGATATAGATTTAATAACACACGGAAGTCCTTGTCAAGATTTTTCAAAAGCAGGAAAGCAAGCAGGTGGAGATTTAGGAAGTGGAACAAGGTCAAGTCTTATGTATGAAACTATAAGAATAGTTGGACAAGTTCGACCTAAATATGTGTTATGGGAAAATGTAAAAAATATCTTAAGTAAAAGGCATAAACATAATTTTGATGCTTATATAAAAACTATGAATGTATTAGGGTATAACAGTTATTATCAAGTTCTTAATGCTAAAGATTATGGAATACCACAAAACAGAGAAAGAGTTTATACGGTATCCATAAGAAAAGATATGGATAAAGGTAATTTTAAGTTCCCTGATAAAGAAGAATTAAAGTTAAGACTTAAAGATATGTTAGAAGATGAAGTTGAAGAAAAGTATTATTTATCTGATAAAGCTATTCAGGGGTTAATGAGACAACAGGAATTAGATCATAAGCCAAATTTTGTGGAAAATAAAGAAGTAATAAATACTATAGATACAAAAGTAGGAGATGGAACACATTTTAGTCCGTACCTAAAAGAAGTTAGCAGAATTGGTGGAATATTTGATAGTGAAAAAAAGATACATCAAGCGGGAAGTATATTTGATATAAATGGTTTATCCCCAACATTAAGCACTATGCAAGGAGGCTGGAGACAACCATGTATAGAGATTTTAAATGCCACTAAAAGGGGATATGATGAAGCAATAGATGGAGATGCAATCAATTTATCCTATCCTAACAGTAAAACAAGAAGAGGAAGAGTAGGGCATCAAGTAAGTCAAACTTTACAATGCAACGATTCTATGGGAGTTGTAGAAGAAATAAAAGTCATAGAAAACTATATGCCAAGTAATCATAATGCCAGTAGAATAGTAGATAGCAATGGATTAGCTCCAACTGTTAAGGAAAATCACGGAACTGTAACTGCTGTTATAGAAACAATTAATAAAAACGCCAAACATCAACAAGATTTAGCTCAAAATAAAGAAAATATTTGTAAGGTTATTTTAGCAGGAACATATGGAAGTACACCACATTTATTAAAAACAATAGTTAATGAAAATCCATTAAGAATTAGAAAATTAACACCAAAAGAATGTTGGAGACTTATGGGATTTAAAGATGAAGATTTTGAAAAAGCAGAAAATGTTCCAACAAGTAATACGCAATTATATAAGCAAGCTGGGAATAGTATTGTAGTAAATGTATTAGAAAAGATATTTAGAAATCTGTTTAAAGCGGAGGAAGAAGATGAACAAAATAGAAATACCAATGAGACTACCTAGTTTAAATGAATATATTAGAGAATGTAGAGCAAATAGATATGCTGGAGCAAGTATGAAAAAAGAAGTAGAAAGAGATATAGCATATTTCATAAATAAATTACCAAAGTATAATAAGCCAATAAAGATACATTTCCATTGGGTAGAAGAGAATAAAAAGCGAGATTTAGACAATGTAGCTTGGGGAAAGAAGTTTATATTAGACAGTATGGTAAAAGCAGGAAAGTTAAAAGATGATAATAGAAACTATGTAAAAGGCTTTATAGATACATTTGAGTATGGAAAAGAAAGTAAAGTAATATTAGAAATAGAAGAGGTTGAGTAAGATTTAATACAGATATAAATAAAATAGGAGTATAAAAAGATGAATCTAGGCAGCGATAGATGGCACTCAAAATATATATGTGATAAATGTGGAGAGAAAATTAGATATATAGGTCAAAAAGGATTTGTAGGAATAAATCACTACTATAAATCAGTTAGAGGATATTCTACGCCACATAAAGATTTTGATTTATGTAGTACGTGTGAAAAAAAGTTAAGAGAATGGTTAAAAGATAAAGAAATAGAGCAAAGAAGTATAGCAAGTGTATTTCCAATATGGGAGGAGAAATAATGGAAGGAAAAACGATTGAAATTCATTATAATGCTTTTGAAACGATTGAAGAACAGCTGAAAAAGCAGAATTATAAATGTGAAGAAATAGATATATTTGAACAGGCTAAAACAAGTATTTTATATTTATACATACAAGGCTTTTTAACAGAGAATGAAAAGGATAAGAGTTTTAATAGATTACACAAAAAAATTGTTAAAAATTTAATATTAGAAGAAAAATAAAAATATTTCCTGTATTAGAAAGAAAGGAGAAGAATGTTCGCATGAAAAATTTAAATTATCTTAACAAATATAGAGTAGAGTTATTCAAAGATATTCTAGGAGATGAACACAACGGAGCATTTTTAATTCCAATAGATAATAAAGAATTTTATGTAATAGCAAGTGATGGATTGGATTGGGAACATATATCTGTAAGCATAAATAAAGTTAATAGATGTCCTAAATGGAATGAAATGTGTAAAATCAAAGAAATGTTTTTTGAAGATGAGGAAGAAGTTATGCAGTTACACCCTAAAAAATCGCAATATGTAAATTTACATGAATATACACTGCATTTATGGAGACCTATAAAAGAAAAAATCCCAACACCACCACTAATAACTGTATGATAATCCAGAATTATTAGAGAAAGGAAAAGAAGATGAGTAAAGAGAAAATAGTATATTTGATAGATATAGCAAAAATTCAAAAATGGTATATGGATATATTTTATGAAGAGGATAGTGATTACCCAGATTATAGAATAATAGGACAAAAAAATAGACACATACAAAGGCTTTTAAACAAAATTACAGGGGACATAGAGGAACAAAATAAAATATATGATATTATAGTTCATCAGTCTTGGAATATGGAAGACAGAACATTTAAACCGATTTGTGATGATTTAAGAACTATGGGATATACAATAATTCAAGGAGACCAAAAATAATGGTAGTAGATATAAGTAAAATAACTTTGGAAAATATTCAATTCTATGCAAAACTAGGAAATCATCGAAAAGGAGAACATTTAACAGATGAAGAAAAAGCATTTTATTTAAATTTAAAACAATCGAAAGAAAAACCAATAATTAAAACCAATAAAACAAAAAAAAATAAATTAAGTGAAGAAGAAAGAAAACAATACATAAAACAATATCAGCATATGTATTATCTGAAAGTAACAAAAATTAAAAGAAAAATAAAAAGGAGACAAAATAAATGTCTAATAATAGAGAAGCAAGAGAAGAACTAATAAGAAGATATGGAGCAGAATGTTTTATTGAAAGGCTACATTTAAGAGATACATCAGGATTAAAGTATAAAGGTAAAGGTCAATATGAGAAAATGAAAATGCTGACATATCATCATATACAGTTAAGGTCAAAAGGTGGACAATCTACAGTAGAGAATGGAGCTTTGTTAAGCAACGAAAATCATGCGTGGTTTCACAAACAGCCAAAGGGAGAGCAGGAAAGAATGAATAAAATGTTTCAGCAGTTAAAACAAGATATAGACGAATGTAGAGTAGAATATGTAGATGAATTAGAAGTACCATTTAGTATTAATGCAACAACAATGGCAGTAGATGAAAGAGGTAGATTAATAGAAAAGGAAATTGAAGAAAGGGAAAGATAGCAATGGAATACATAAACCCTAACATATTAGATGAAGGCAATCAAATGGAATTAATAAAAGATAACCCAGACCCAATGAAAAGAATAGTAAGATGTAATAATTGTGGACAACCAACAGAATATGGATTAACAAGAATGATTAGTGGCTTTGTAGGTTGTGATAATAAAATAGAAGCAGACGGAAAAGAAGTAGAATGTTATTTTGGAGATTTACAGCCTAGAGTAATGAAATATCATACAAGTAACGATAAAGAAGAACGTACATTATATAGAACAGGTAAAGTATATAGATGGAGGGATGGAATAAAGTAAATGATGAGATGTCAAATTTGTGGAGATGAATTAAGTGATAATTTTTATAAGAATGAAGACGATGAAATTATATGTGAAGAGTGTTTATTAGAAACAACATCAAAAATAACGAATTATTTTGTTGATGGAGAATTTATAGGAAATAACAGCGAAAGCATACAAGATGTAGTAGACCAAGTATGTGAAATATTTGGATATGAGAAAGTGGAGGAGGACTAAATGGTATATAAAGCAGAGAACATAGACACAGATAAATTTTTAGAACAGTTAAAATTCCTAGAAGATTTAGACAGAGAAAAACAGCAGAGGGAGAGAATAGCAGTAGACAAATATCATGAAGGATATATAAAAGCGATATATGATGTAAGAGATATGTTTTATTGTTCGAATTATGAGAAGGAGGACTAAATATATGAGCGAAGCAGATAAAATCGAGGATATAAAAATATTAGAAAATATGAGAGATAACATATATGGTGCAATGCAATTTGAAGATGATTATCAAGTAAGTGAGTTAGAAGAAAAAGAGTTTAATGCATTGAATTTAGCAATAAAGGCATTAAAAGAAAGACAAGAAGATAGAGAAAAGATAAAAGAATTAGAAGAAGAAAACCGAATACAAAGAAGACAATTAAATAGTGCATTTAATAATGGGTGGACACCTAATAAAAAAATAAAGGAAAAGTTTCAAAATAAGAGAAATCAAATATTTAGTTGTACTTATGTAGATGATAGTCAATGGCAACCATTTGACAGAGCATTGAGTATAATAAATGATTTGGAAGAAGAATTACTAGGAGAGGAGAAATAATATGAATAAAATAGATTTGGATAATTTAATAGAATATCTAACCGTTATTATAATAATATTAATAATTACCATAGGATTAACAACAGTAATTTTAACAGTACAAAAAAGAAATATAGAAAAAGAAATAACATTAATGCAAATAGAAGTATATGGAGAACCAGTAAAGCAAGAAAAAGTGGAGGAGAATTAAAATATATGAGTGAAGAAGACGAAAGGATATTGGAAATGTGGTTTTTAAGAGAAGCAAGAGAGCAAAGAAAGGCAAACAAATTATTAATAGAACAAATAAAGTTTATGGAAGCAATAGAAAACCTATTAAAAGAAAGACAAGAAGATAAAGAAAAAATAAAAGAATTAGAAGAAGAAATAGACAATTGGAAATTTACAGCAAAGTATGTTGAAGATAATTATATAAGTAAAGATAATTTAAGAGAAATATTAAGAAAATATGAATATGATGAAAATTATACTAAAGAGAAATTTTATAAAGATTTAAAAGAATTAGTGGAGTGATACCAATGAAAATAAAACATTTATTAGAAGAATTAGATAAAACATTAAAAGAATTAGAAGGAATAGATTTTACAGATAGGCATAAATGGAAAGTGAACCAGAAGAAAGTAAATGATATATATAGAATATTAGAAAACCTAAAACAAGAGATAGTAAAGGAAAGTAGAAAATGAAAATACCAAAGGTAATAAGTAAAAATAATCACGAGTATATATTTGAAAAACAAGTAAATGACAATATATTTTTATACAAAGAAATGTTATATGGATATAAAGAATGTTTTAATAAACATGATCTAGGATTAATAAAAGAAATAATACGACCACCAAAATATGGAATAAAACCAGAAATAACAGTGTTGTAAGGGGGTACAAATGAGTAAAGAGGAGCTTGTGGAATTATTAAAAAATTACAAAGAGAATAGAGCTAAGTTAAATATAAGACTTAAAGAATTAAAAACTAAAAGGTTACAACTAAAAGGTTGCGAAGAGATAGAAACAAGCATGACAACGGCATATGGTGTAAATCAAGATATACATAGTAAGAATATGATAAGTGATAAAGTATTAAAAAAGATAGAGCAAAATGAAGATAGAAAAAAAGAATTAAAAGAAGAGATAGAAGAACTAGAAAAAAAAGTAAAAGAACTTAGAGAAAAAGTAGAAGCAGTTGAAGATAGATTAGAGGCTTTAAGATATAAGGAAAAGGAGATTTTAACAGCATATTATGTAGATGGGAGAACAGCAGAAGATATAGGAAATAATTTATATTTTCAATTGTTTAAGCAAACAAGGTCTCCTCGAAGAATACAAATGATAATAGAAGATGCTATGGATAAAATGATTAAACTGTAAAATTTCATAAAAACTTCGTAAAAATTTCGTATTAATTAACAAATATATATAGTATAATATTAATAATAAAAATGGCTCAGCAAGAGATTGCTCGTTAGTCCGTGAGCCAAAATATAAATTTTCAAAATAAAGGTTCAGAGAGCAGATGTTATATTTGCTCTTTTTTATTATGTGTAGTGGTGGAATAGACATATCTAGTTTAATATTAGATATGGTAAAACTAAATGGCGGTAAAGTATTCGAGGATTCGACGGTATCGCTAAATGGTAATAGTAGACACGGATAAACCCGTTACGTAATCAAAGGGAGCTCAGAAAAGAGGAAAAGCAAAGGCTATATGTTAGGTGCAAATCCTAATCTACACAGGGCGAGCTATTAATTATGCTAGGTAATAAATATAACTCCTATTAGACTTTAATATGGTATAAATAATCTTTTTCTTTTGCAAGTAGAACTTTCCTAGCAAGTTCTGTAAAATCTCGATTTAGTTTATGTAGTAAAACCGCAGTCTCCAAAACTGTAGAAGGTAGTGCAAGTCTATCAATCCTGACCAAATAATAAGAGGTAAAAACAAATGAATACAATAGAAGAAATATTAGAAAATAAAAATACATATAAAAGATATAAAGAAGAAATATGTCCTAGATGTATTAATAAGAATAATAAAATAGATTTGTGCAAGGTAACTAGGAGAATAGATAATACAGTTAAGTGTATTAACTTTAGTAAATGTATGAAGAATAAATGTAATACATGTGAAGATGAAAAAGAATGTTTTAAGGAAGAAGAATGAAAGAAACGACAGTATTAAATAATATAAGTAGATTAATAGAAAACATAGATTATAAATCTGTTTATATAGAAATTAAGACAAAAAATGATAAATTTATATTAGAAAAAGATAGTAAAAGAAAAATAGGATTTGATACGTGTGATGAATATAGAAAAGGTAAAAATAGATAATATAAGTAAATATGAAAACAATGCCAAAAGACATTCTAAAAAGCAGATAGAACAAATAAAAAAATCAATTCAAGAATTTGGATTTAACGACCCAATACGGAATAGATGAAAACAATGTAATAATAGAAGGTCATGGAAGATATGAAGCGTTAAGACAATTAGGATATAAAGAAGTAGAATGTGTAAGATTGACAAATTTAACAGAACAACAAAAGAAAGCATATATATTAGCACATAACAAATTAAATATGGAAACAGGTTTTGATGATGAAATACTAATAAATGAATTAGATAAAATAATAGATTTTAAAATGGACGATTTCGGATTTAATTTAGACAGAGTGTTTGATAATTTATTTAGACCAAACGAAAGACAAAGAACAAATGATACATATAATTTAGATTTAGTAGATATAGATAATTCATCAAGTAATTTCTGGCAAATGCCTATTATAAAGAATGATAAATTTATACCTAAAAACTTAATAGGATTTAATTACGCAAAGACAAGTAAAGAAAAGCATGTAGGAATACATTTTTATTTGGATGATTATCAATTTGAAAGATTATGGAATAAACCAGAAGATTATATAGACATATTAAAACAATATGACTGCATATTAAGTCCAGATTTTTCACTTTATATGGATATGCCAATGCCTATGAAGATATGGAACATATATAGAAGCAGACAAATAGGGCAGTATTATCAGCAATCAGGAATAAAAGTAATTCCAACAATAAGCTGGGCAGAAAAAGAAACATTTGATTTTTGTTTTGAAGGAATACCACAAAGAAGTATAGTAAGTATATCAACTATAGGGGTAAAAAGAAATAAAGAAGCATTAAAAATATGGAAAGATGGTGTAGATGAGCTTATAAAAAGAATTAAGCCATCTACTATTTTAATATATGGTGGTAAATTGAATTATGACTATGGAGACATACAAGTAATTTACTATGAAAATAAAGTGACAGAAAACTTGAAAAATAAGCAAAAATGAGGTATAATATGGGTGGACGTGGAGCAAGTAGTAATAAAAATAGTAGAATGAATTATATTATAAAGAAAGATATAATTACTGATAAAGGACAGATAATACCTAAAGGAACAAAAGTTACAAATATAATTGAAATAGCTGGAGGAAAAAGAAAAAGACAAATTGATGAAATAGACACAATAATTAAACAATATGGTGGAAATAAAAATGAATGGAGCAAACGAAGAGGAACAGTAGTTATAAATGGAAAGAAAAGAGAAATACACTATTATCAAAACGATAAAATAGGAAAAGTAAAATATAAATTTAAAAATAGGTGATGAATATGAAAATAAAAGTTTATCAAAGTGAATATGATAAATACGTGGAAATGGAAGTTATAGCAAAATATAAATATATTGGAAAAACAGATGAATTAGGTTGTATTAATGGAAAAGTATATAATTGTGTTAGAATAGATGAAGATGGAAGTTTAGGAATAGTTGACGAAACAAACGAAGATTATCTATACAACCAAAATGATTTTGAATTAATAGAAAAATATTAATAATTAAATAAGACGTAGACACTGTAACAGGTGTCTATTTTTTATGCAAAAAAGGAGGAAAAAATGGGAGGAAGACGGAGCAAGCTCAGGAAACAATATAAAAACAAAAGCAGAAAATGAAAGGGTAGAAGCAAATAAAAATTTTATAGCAAATAGAATAATTCTAAAAGCAGACACAAAAGGTGCTGTGCGATTTCAACTAGAAGGAAATGCAACAGTGTATAGGATGACAAAGAATGATAATGAGACATACACGATAAAGGCTGGCAATCGTATTTATGGAAGAAATGTAACAGCAGATAGAGCAAGAGAAATAATTAACGAAACACAAGAAAGATTAAGAAAAATAAATAATAGTTTTAAGAAAAAATAAGTGAAGTGAGATGATATGAATGAGCAAAATTTAATACCTGTAACCAAGAGAACGCCAAGAGAACAAAAAGAAATTAGTTCAAAAGGTGGCAAAGCATCAGCAAAGGCAAAAAGATTAAGAAAATCTATGAAAGAACAAATGAATATACTATTAAGCAGTGAAAATCCAACAGTAGTAAAAGCTGTAAAGTCATTTGGAATAGAAGATGAAGACATAAACAATCAAATGGGATTAATGGTAGGACTATATCAAAGTGCCATGAAAGGAAACGTACAAGCATTTGAAAAGATACAGGAGTTAAACGATAATGGTAACGAACATAAAGATAGAGCCATAGTATGTATTCCAGCAAAGAACATAGCAAAATCTTTTATAGATGTATATAGAAGTATAATAAATAGAGAATACAGAGAATATTGGTTAGAAGGTGGTAGAGGTAGTACTAAATCATCTTTTGCGGGAGAGATAATAGTAGAGTTACTAGAAAATAACCCCAACATGTGTGCAATAGTAATAAGAAGATATACAAACACATTAAAAGATAGTGTAGGGGCACAGTTAGAATGGGCAGTATCGGAATTAGGAGATACATATCCTTGGTTAACTGATGATTATAAATTTAAAAAGAGTCCCTTAGAAGCAATAAAAGAAGAAACAAATCAAAGAATATATTTTAGAGGCACAGATGATCCAAGTAAGATAAAGTCTATAAAGCCTCCAAAAGATAAATACATAGGTATTATATGGTATGAAGAATTTGACCAAATACAAGGAATGAATGCAGTAAGAAAAATAAATCAATCTATTGTAAGAGGTGGAGAAGATTTTATAGAGATATACACATATAACACTCCAGCAAGTAGACAACATTTTGTAAATAAAGAAAAAAGAATACCTAAGAAAACTAGGTTAGTACATAAATCAGATTATAGGTCTGTTCCAAAAGAATGGTTGGGGCAGGCTTTTATTGATGAAGCAGAATACATAAGAGAAACAGCTCCAACAATATATGAAAACGAATATTTAGGACTTGAAACTGGAGATGGAGGAAATGTATTTGAAAATCTTGAGTTGAGAGAAATAACAGATGAAGAGATTTCTCATTTTGACAGATTATATAAAGGAATAGACTGGGGATGGTATCCAGACCCATTTGCTTATAATAATATGCACTTTGATGCTTCAAGAAGAATTTTATATATTTTTGATGAACTAAGGTGTAACAAAACATCAAATGAAGATACTTGGAAAATGCTTCAAGAAAAAGGTGTAACAAACAGTGATTTAATTACAGCGGATTCAGCAGAAAATAAATCAATAGGTGATTATAGAACCTATGGCGCATTCATAAGAGGTGCTGAAAAAGGTCCAAATAGTGTTGAATACAGTATGAAATGGTTGGCGAGTTTGAATAAGATTGTTATAGATCCAGTAAGATGCCCAGGAACCGCAACAGAGTTTTCAGAATACGAATTAGAAAAAGATAAAGATGGAAATATAATTACAGGATATCCAGATAAAAACAACCATAATATAGATGCTGTGAGATATGCTTTAGAAACAATATGGAAAAAGAGAGGACAATAATATGTTTGAGAAAATAGTTAGTTGGATAAAAGGAGTGATAAGTAAAATGTTTAAAACAACTGATATAGCAAAAGAATTTAATATAGATATAACAACGAGTGATGATGCATTAAATTTAATCGAGGAGTGTGCAAATATATATAATCATAAAGCACCTTGGTTAAACGAAGAAGTAAAATCACTTAATGTGGCCAAAACAATATGTGAAAAAGTGGCTAAAGCAGTAACTATTGAGTTTAAAACACAATGTGAAGATGAACAAATAAATCAAATATATCAGAGGTTTGTAAAAAGAATAAGAACAAATACAGAATATTCACTGGCTAAAGGTGGAATGTATTTCAAGCCCTTTTATGCTAATGGAAAAATAAAAATAAGTTGTGTACACGGTGATAAATTCATACCAGTTAAGTTTGATAGCACAGGCGAGTTGCTTGGTGCTATTTTTGTTGACCAATTAACCAAAGGTAATGATGTTTATACAAGATTAGAGTATCAAGAACTAAACGATACAACTATTACAATACAGAACATAGCATATAAAGGGAATAAGAACGGCTCGGATTTAGGAAAGAAGATAATATTAAACCAAGTACCAGAATGGAAAGAAATGCAAGAAAAGACCCAAATTGAAAACGTAAATAAATTACTGGGAGGTTATTTTAAAATACCTATTGCTAACACAGCAGACAACACAAGTTCAATAGGTGTTCCTATATTTGCAAATGCTATTGATATATTAGAGGAAATAGACAAGCAGTTTAGTAGAACTTTGTGGGAATATGAGGGCTCAGAGCTTGCAGTTGACGTTGATGTTACAGCATTTAAGAAAGATAAAAATGGAAACTATGAGTTACCAAAAGGCAAAAAACGTTTATTTAGAATGATGGATTTAGGAGATGAAAAAACATGGAATGTGTTTAGTCCTACTATAAGAGATACGGCTTTATTTAATGGATTAAACGAATTATTAAGGCAATGCGAAAATCAGTGTGGATTATCTTTTGGAGTGATTTCTAAAGAAACAAGTATTGCTAAAACAGCAACGGAAATAAATTCAAGTAAGCAAGACTATTATGTAACAGTCTCTGACATACAAGGAGCATTACAAACAGCATTAGAGGATTTAATTTATGGAATAGATGTATTAATGACACTGTATAAAATACCTCATAAAACAAATCCACAAATGAGTTTTGACTGGGATGACAGCATAATAGTAGATAGTGAGAGGAAACAATCACAAGCATTAGTAGAAAGAAATGCAGGAATAATAGATGATATAGAATATTTTATGCAAACGAGAGATTATTCAGAAGAAGAGGCAACAGAATATTACAATAAGATACAAGAAAGAAAACCCAAAAAGCCAATAGAACAAGAGATTGATGAGGAATAGTAAATGATTGAAGACAAAATACAAAGTGCTATTAAACCTATAATTTCTATATATAGTAGAATAGAATTAGAACTCATAGAAAAAATTGCAGAGCATTTTAATGTAAATGAAGAATTTATTAATGCAGACTATTGGTATTTTGAAAAATTAAAAGAAATGGGTGGACTGAATAATGAAACACTTAAACTATTGGAACAGTATACAGGCAAAACAAGAAAAGAACTATTAAAGGCACTGCAAGATATAGGAATAAGTGCTATTCCTGTAGAACAGTTAAATATAGCAGGGAGTAAGGGAATATTAAATCCAGAAAAAATAATAAATAGTGTTAATATACAGAACTTAATAAAATATAGTTATAATGAACTAGAAAAACAATTTTTACAGTTAAATAAAACCATAGAGGAACAGGTAAAGGATACATATACTAATGTAGTTACACAGGCTTATGTAAAAGTAAATAGTGGTGCATATAGTTATCAGGAAGCAATATTAGAAAGCTTAGATGAATTAGGAAATAAAGGTATATCAATACTAACATATCAAGACAAAAATGGTATTACAAAGAATTACGATGTTGTGGGAACAGTAAGGCGAGATTTATTAGCGGCAACTAGAGGGCTAGCAGGAAAAGTCAATGAAGAAGTAATAAAAGAAAGCGGTACACATATTGTAAGGGTTTCACATCACCTTGGAGCAAGAATCGGAGATGGTGGAGAAAATTTTACTAATCATGCATGGTGGCAAGAAAAACAATTTTTTTGTTGGAATTATGATGGAAAAGCAACAGAAGAAGAAAAGAAATTGCCTGACTTTATGGGACATTGTAATTATGGACATATACAAGGAATTGTAGGAATAAATTGTAAACATTTTTTTACAGTTTGGTATGGACCGTTAGAAAAAGATAAATTAGATTTTTCGTACGAAGAAAATAAAGAACAATACGAAAAAACACAACAACAAAGATATCTTGAGAATGGAATTCGTAAATGGAAAAGAAAACAAGTTATAGCAAACAAAGCACATGATGAAGAAGGATATAAAAGGGCAAGCATAAAAACAAAGGAATGGCAAGAAAGAATTAAAGATTTTACTAATAAAAATGAATTGAAACGTGATTATACAAGAGAACATATAAAAGCATATAATCAATAGTTTTATTCATATGCTCCGAAATGAGGGTAAACTAGAAATCAAATAGTTAAATCATAGACATAGAAATATGTCTATTTTTTATACAAAAATTCGACTATATGCAGGTCGTGAACAAGTGCATAACTACATCGTGAACGAAAAACACGTAAAAGTTCGTAGTAGGAGAAAGGATAAAAATGAAAAGAAAATTTTTAGAAGATTTAGGACTTGAAAGCGACATTATTGAAAAGATAATGGCTGAATCAGGAAAAGAAGTAACTGCATTAAAAGCAAAGGCAGATGATTTAACTGAACAAATCAATGTTAAAGATACTACTATTGCAGAAAAGAACAATAAAATAGCTGAACTTGAAAAAGTGGACGTCGAGGCTATAAAAAAAGAACAATTTAATTTGGGAAAAGCTGAAGGTTCTAAAGAAATTGAAATTTTCAAAAAACAAACGGCTTTGGACAAGGCCCTACAAAGCTATAAAGCTAAGGATACTAATATCATAAGTAAGATGTTAGACATGGAAAAGGTAAAATTCAATGACAAATTTGAAATCGTGGAAGGTTTAGAGGAACAGATAAATCCTTTAAAAGAAAGCCACGATTATTTATTTGAAACAGATAAACCTTTGCCTAAATTCACAGGAGATATTAAGCAACCAGGAAATAACAATCAAATAACAAAAGAGGTATTCAACAAAATGGGGTACCAAGACAGATTGAAGTTATACAACGAAAATAAAGATTTGTATGACCAATTAACTGAAAAAAAATAAAAAAAAGAAAGAGGTAATTAAAAATGGCAGTAACAAAAATGGAAAATATGATAAATCCAGAAGTAATGGGAGATATGTTAAATGCAAAAATTGAAGCACAATTAAAAGTAACACCTTATGCAAAGGTGGATACAACTCTAGAAGGAGTGCCAGGAGATACAAAAACAGTACCATCTTGGAATTATATAGGAGATGCTGAAGATGTGGCAGAAGGTGTTGAAGTTGATACAACTAAAATGACATCTGCTAAAGAAACATTTACAATAAAGAAGGCAATGAAATCAGTTGAGATAACACAAGAAGCTATTAATTCTGGATTAGGAAATCCAGTAGGACAAGCAGAAATACAATTAGCTAAATCTATAGCTGGTAAAGTTGACAATGATGTTTTAGAGGCAGTATATAAAGGAACAATGACATCTGGTGATGGAACAGCTAAAATTTCTTATGATGGATTGGTAGATGCTTCTACTAAATTTGAAGATGAAGAAGATGGAATAGAAAAAGTATTATTTGTTAATCCTGCACAAGAAGGAACATTGTTAAAAGATAGTAACTTTATTTCAGCAGATAAATATGAACCAGGTGTAATGGTAAAAGGTGCTATAGGTAAAGTTGCAGGATGCCAAGTAAAGAAATCTAAGAAAGTAAGATTAGTTACTTATGAAAAAGATAATACATCAGGAACAGTAACACTTGATGCTGATAATCTAGAAGAATATCAAGTAAAAGTTGACCCAACTGTTACATTGGCTGTTGGAGACAAAGTAAAAGCTATTGCTTCAGCTTCACAATATTATGTATGCCCAATAATTAAGAGAGAAGCAGATAGTTCTGAAACTGAATATACAGAAGATGAATTACCAGCAGTAACAATCTTCTTAAAGAAAAATACATCATTAGATCATGAGTTTAAACCAAGAAAACAAATACATGAAATAACAGCAGCAAGATATTATGGTGTAGCATTAACAAATGCTGCTAAAGTAGTGTTAGCAAAATTTAAAAAATAACTTTTAAGGAGGAATAATAAATGAATTACACCGACTTTGATTTCTATGAGTTAAAGTATAAGGGAGATTTAATTCCTCTAGAAGAATTTGAAATATTCAGTACAAGAGCAAGTGAAATCATGAGAAAACATATTTTTAACAGAAATATTAAGGGGTATGAAGAAGAGGTACAAAAAGCAACTTGCTCTGTTGCTGAAATATTATACAAGATAAAAGAAATAGAAACAAATATATATAATTCTGATAAAGAAGTTAAAAGTGAAAGTGTTGGAGATTATTCAAGAACATTTAATACTATAACTGCATCAGAAGCTAAAGTGGAGATATCTAACCAAAAGAAAGAAATAGATGAAAAAATTAGAATGTATTTGTTTGATACAGGTTTGTTATATAGAGGTGTTTAACATGTTTGACAAAGATATAACAGTGATAAATAAATATTATGATAAAGCTGAACGAGCAAATAAATATAAAGTAAGCTATATAAAAGGATTTTGGAGCTCCAATGATGGTATTTCAATAAATGGAACACAGCTAACTAAAGCAGATGGATTAATTGCTAGGATATTAATGAGCCAAAAAGGATATCAAGAGCCAGAAGATTTTATAAAAAATCCAACAGGATGGACATTGCAGAATGATGATTATTTAATAAAGGGACTTGTAAAGGATTTTACGACTATAATTAATTTATTAGATAATTATCATGAGGTAATAAAAATAACCAATATATCAACTAAAGATTATGGTTCTAAAGATATGTGGCATTGGGCTATAACGGGAGCATAGTATGAAAGTAGATTATATGGTTGCTTTTAGTAATTTTCAAAAGCAGCAAATTATAGATAAGTATGGCCTTGATGGAGGTAGGACACAGAAAGTTGTGGATAGTAGCTTTATGGGATATATGGATAAGTATATGCCTATGGATAGTGGACAGATGATAACGCAAATGTATAATTCTACAAAAGTGGGAGAGGGAATGATTAATATAAATGTTCCTTATGCTCATTATCAGCATGAGGGAGAACTGTATGTTGACCCTAAATATGGAATTGGTGCATTTCATGACCCAATGAGTGGAAGATACTGGAGTAGAACAAACGTAAAGAAAGTGCCAAGTGGTAAAAAGTTAAATTATCACGGTGGAGCATTAAGAGGGGACCATTTTGTGGAAAGAATGTTAGCAGACCATTTTGAAGATATATTAAATGCTGGACAAAAGGAGATAGATAAGTAATGAGTGAAGAAAAAGCAATAATAGATAAAGTAAGGGATTATATGAATCAATGCCCATATTTAGATGAATACGTTGAACTAAATGTAGAATATCTAGTAGACAAAGTAAAAGCTTATTCAATAAATGAAAATGCAGGATATAATCCTATATTAAATCAATTCTTAAGTGGTTCAGAGAGGCAATTTTTATTCACATTTGACAGTAAATTACATTGGAATGAGGATATTCAAAATAATATAGATAATTCTAAAACATTCGAAAATATCAGAAATTGGTTAGAAACAAACAATAAAAATAAAATATTTCCAGAAGTACCTGGAGCATATGCAATTGGAGCAACGACTAATGGCTATATATTTGCAACAAATGCAAATGAAGCTATTTATCGCATCCAATGCTATTTAAATTATTTTAAGGAGGAATAATAAGATGCCAGACATGAGAAAAATAGATAGAACAGAATGGGTGGATTTTTTAAACACAACACCATCATCTGATACACCAACATGGAGTATTATAGGTGTTGGAATAACAGACAAAGCAACAGATTACAACGCGGAAAAAACAGAAGAAAAATGGATTATACATAAAAACAAGAATGTAACAGTAGACAGCTATGGATTATCTTCTGGAGTTGAACAAACTTGTTATAAAGGAGACCCAGTATTTGAACTTGTAGATGAAATAAGATATAGATTAAAAACTGGAACAGATGCACAGACAACGTTATTAGAAATAGATAAGTATAGTGCAACAAGTGGAGAGACACCAACATATAGAGCAAGACTATGGACGGTAAGTATAGAGGTTACTTCTAACGGTGGAGATACAGCAAAAATAAATTATACAATTGATTATGTAGGAGATCCAACATTTGGAACTGTTACATTTGCAAATGGAGTTCCAACATTTACAGAGGAGGAATAAAGATTCTCCTTTTATTATGAATATTTATAGAAAACATAGATAGATTTGCGCAATTAACATAATTGTGGTATAATATAAGTATAATTAGCATAAATTATATAAAGAAAATTACAAAAAGGTGTTGAATTTGTAGTTATAATATATTATAATATGTAACACAATTGTAACATAATTGTAAAGGATTTGTAATTGACTAAAGAAAAATTTATTGCTAATATAAATAAAAAGATTAAGAGCCGAAGCCCTTAATCATTCGTTGTTTTTTTTGGAGTCCGTAGCCTGGACTTCAATTTTTTTATATTCATCTTGAAATTTTAAATGTATATTGTAGCCCAAGCATGCTAAAAAACATACAACAATCCCAACAATTAAAAAAATCAAAGCAATACCTAAATATCGAACTGCCAGTATTTCTGCAGTCATAAACTGCCCTCCCTTCTTCTATATTTATGCCAAACAATCTTGCGAGAGTTAGGCACACGGATTAATAGTTGAGTTACTAGAAGTAGACTTAACTACTAATCTATGCACCCAACCGAAGGGGTTAAACAACTAGAATGTAATATACCAAAAAACATAAATAAAGTCAATACCAAAATTCGACAAAAAGCCTCATAATAAGTGTGCTACAAATGTATTGCATACAAATTTGTAAAAATATGTTATTTATATAATATGGAAGTAATAGAAGGAGGAGTAATTATGGAAGAGGTAGAGACAAAAACGAAATATTGTAAATTCTGTGGTGAAAAAATTCCAGAAGACGCTGTTATATGTACACATTGTGGAAGACAAGTGGAAAAAGTAGAAAACAATACACAACCTAATGTAATCATAAACAATACAAATAGTAATGTAAATAATAATAGTAATGTTAATCAAGGTTATGGAGGAAAGATGAAAAACAAGTGGATAGCGTTATTGTTATGTATATTCTTAGGAGTGATAGGTGCACATAAATTTTATGAAGAAAAATATGGAATGGGTATATTGTATCTGTTTACGTGTGGATTATTTGGTGTAGGCTGGGTGTTAGATATAATAGCATTATTATTTAAGCCTAATCCATACTATGTATAAATTTATAGGTCAATTATAGAACGCATGTTAGTACAAAGAGGAGAAAATATATATGGAAAAAGAGTATGAATTTAAGGGAAGTACTTCAGGTAAGGCTATAATTTTACTAGAAGATGATAAAATAACGATAATTAGAAAAGGAATTGGAGCTATTGTAAGTCATGGATTATCAGGGCAAAAAACTATAATGCTAAATTCTATAAATGGAATACAATATAAACCCAGTGGAATAGCAGCGGGATATTTACAATTTATTGTATCAGGAAGTCAAGAAAATAAAAGGGACTACAAGATGCAATGAAAGATGAGAATACAATAGGGTTTGTTGGAAAAAAATATAATCAACAAGCCTTGGAGATAAAAGATTATATTGAAAATAAGTTATTAAATAAAGATACTATAATAACTTCTACAGATAAATATGATCAATTATCAAAAATAAAAAAGCTATTAGATGAAAATGTAATAAGTCAAGAAGAATTTGAAAATGAAAAGAAAAAAATACTAAACTTGTAAAAAGAGAATCCGAAGGGATTCTTTTTTTGTATGGAGGTTAACATGCAAGATAATGTTATTCAAATAAAAAATAGAAAAGATATTTTTAAATTGGGACTCATAGATGAAGAAGGGAAAAAAATAGTTGATAAAAATGGAAATGAAGTATTTTTGGAGTTTGATTTATCTGATGTAGAATTATCTTTAAAATATAAAAAAAGTATAGATTTAATGAATAGGGCAAAAAGAAATTTAAAAATGCAATTTATTATGATAGACAAGAAAAAGGATAATAAAAGAAGAAATATGATAAGCACGAATGAAGAAGCTAAAGTAAAGGCAATAAAACAATTTTATAAAGATATGGAAGAAGCTATGGATTTGTTTTTAGGAAAGGGTGGAACTCAAAAGTATTTAAATGGGCGAAACTATTATTGGGAAGTATTCGATGACATAGTAGAATCCTTAGAACCGCATTTAAGTAAAATGAAAATGACAGCTAATAAAATGACAGAAAGAATAAAAGAAAAATACAAAGTAACAGAGAGTGAAGTGTTAAAGGATGAATAATTATCCTATTTATGCTCAAACAAAAAATGATAAATATAAAATAAATACTGATTTTAGAGTTGCCATAAAATGCAATGAGATAGCAGAAAGTAACATTCCTGATGAAGAAAGAGGACTTGCAATTATATATTTATTATTTGGAGATAAAGGTTTAAGTAATAGTAATGACTGGAGCAGTTTATTATCCATAGCACTAAAGTATTTAAATTGTGGAAAAGAAATAAAAAAAAACAATGAAGAAGCAAATATGTCCATTAATCAAGATTGGGGATATATTGAAGCTTCTTTTTTTAGTGACTATAATATTGACTTAACAAAGACAGAGATGCATTGGTGGCAATTCTATGACTTATTATGTGGTTTAACAGAAAAATGTGCGTTAAGTAGGGTAAGGTTCGTTAGAGACTATGATGTAAGTCAAATAAAAGATAGTAAAGAAAGACAGAAATGGATAGAACAAAAAAGGCAAGTAGCTCTAAAAAAAGAATATGCAAAATCAGAAAGAGAAAGAGAGCTAGATGAATTATTTGAAAAACAGTTAAGGGGATGCTAATGAATGGATGGATATTTAAAAATAAAAACAAAAATAGACAACAAAGATATAGATAAAGGAATATCAGAGTTAGAAGATAAAATAAAAAAGTTACAAACAGATAATTCTAACCAATCAGATACAGAAAGAAAATTGCAAGAACAAGTTAATAAGTATAGGCAGTTAATTGAAAAACAAAAGGAATATAGCAATAAATTAAAAGAATTAAAGAAACTTCCTAAAATATCACCAGTAAAGGCTGGAGATTATTTGCCTGTGCTTATGCAAACAGAACACGAATTGCAATCAATTAATTCTGAAATTGAAAAACAAGCTCCCAAAATAGAAAAGGTAGAAGAAAAATTAAAGAGAGTTAAACAAAAGCAAATAGAGAACAATGCAAAAATATCAGAATATAAGCAAAAAATTGAACAAATTAATTTAAAGAATATACAAAATTCAGTAGATAATGTAGGAAATAAGTTATCATCTCATATGAGAAAAATAGGTAAAATGGTATTGGGAATTGTGAGCATAAGTGCAGCTTGGGGGGCAGTGAATAGAACTATGAATATGGTAGCTTCATATAATCAGCAAGTATCAACAAATCTTGATTATATGAAATATTGTATAGCAAGTTCAATAACTCCAGTTGTTGAGAGATTAGTAAAACTACTATATACCGTTTTAAGCTATATAAATGCTATTGCGAGTGCATGGTTTGGAATTAATCTATTTGGAAATGCAAGTGTAAAGAATTTTAAAAAAATGCAGAATAGTGCAGGAAGTACTGCAAAATCTGCAAAAGAAATACAAAAGTCTTTACAAGGATTTGATGAGATGAATATATTACAAAAAGATGGTTCTACGGAAGTAGGAGGAGGTGGTGGTGGAGTATCATCACCTAGTATAGATTTGAGTGGTATTGATGTTCAATCTCTTGAATTTGTTGAAAAATTAAAGAATATATTCAACGATTTAAAACAAATTGTTCAATTAGTATGGGATAGTGAGCCAATACAAGCCTTTATTAATGCTGCAACCTCATATGGAGAATTTTTATTTAAATTTTGGTCATCTATAGGTAATAATATATGGAACAATATGAAAATTACATGGGAAAATATAAGTAATAATCTTTCAGAAACATGGAGAAATTTAAGTACATTATGGACAGAATTTTGGCAAGATATAGATAAAGGGATTCAAATATGGGGAAAACCAATAATTGATGGAGTTACAGAGGTATTTAATTCTATTTGGGAAGATGCTATAGACCCCTTAATTCAGATAATTACAAAATCATGGGCTGATTTTAGTGGGATTTTATTAGATTTATGGAGAAAACATGGTGAGCCACTTATTGATAATATAGGGGAATTTGTAACAAAAACTATAGACTTGTTTCAAAAAGTATGGGATGATATTTTAGAACCAATTATTACACCGTTTTTAGAAACGCTAGGTTGGCTATGGGATGAACATATTAGTGGAATGATTGAAAAGGCAGGAGACTTTGTTGGAAAATTGATTAACGATGCTCTAGAAATTTATAATAAATTTATTGAACCATTAATAACATATCTTATAGAAAAATTAAGCCCAGCTTGGAGCTATATTTGTGAGTTAATAACTGGAGTACTAGGAACTATAATTGCAGTTGTAAGTGATGTATTTGGAGGTATTTTTGAAATCCTAGGTGGCATAATAGACTTTATAACAGGTGTATTTACTGGAAATTGGAGCAAGGCATGGGAAGGAATAAAATCAATATTTAAAGGTATAGTTGATACTTTGGTTGGAATCTTCAAAGCACCAATTAATTTAATTATAGATGCAATAAATGCATTTATTGCAGGACTAAATAAGATACAAATACCCGACTGGGTTCCTGGAATTGGCGGAAGAGGATTAAATATAACTAAAATTCCTAAACTAGCTAAAGGTGCTGTTATATCACAGCCTACACAAGCAATAATAGGAGAAGCAGGAAAAGAAGCAGTAGTTCCATTAGAAAATAATTTAGAATGGTTGGATATAATAGCTGATAAATTATCAAGCAAAATAGGGAATGGTGGAAATGTTAATGTATACTTAGATGGAAGATTAATTCAAAGACAAATAAGCAAAAGAGAGCAACAATTGGCTTTTGCTACTAATGGGAGGTAAAACATGCTAATAAATGTAAATAGTTTAATAATAGATGGAGTACAAATGGCACCATATTTACTTAGTGCCAAATTCGGATATCATAAGATATGGAGTTCTGATACTGGAAGAAATATGGCAGGAACAAACTCGGGAACATTAGTAGGTATTTTTCCTAAAATAACGATGTCATTTAGAGAATTAAATCAAACGGAGATAGGCACGGTCCTATCTCTTTTTAATAAGGCAGAAAATAAAGTAACATTCTATAATCCTGATTTAAGAAGAACTATAAGCAATATGTCTTGTTACTCAAATGACCAAGAATATGACCAAAATAGAATAGGAAAAATAAAAGGATATAGTTGTGCAGTAATTTCTAATAAAAAAAGGGAGTATTATGAATGAAGCAAGTAACCCAAAATTTCAAAAATAATATAAAAAAATATGGTAGGCAATTAAATGCAACAATAACAACTAATAATGAAGTAATAGATGCGGAAAATATAAACAATATAAATCACAGTTTTAATACTGGATTATTTAAAACTGTAATGAATGTACTAGAAATTGACTCTAATGTTAAGATTGAAAGAAATAAGTTGGTTAGTGCAAGTGTAGGAGTGAAATTTGAAGATTCAGAATATGAGTATATAGAATATAATAATTATAAAGTAATAGATGAACCTGAAAAGCAAGAAGATACTTTATCATATAAAATTTTAGCTTATGACAAGATGATTGAAAGTATGGTGGATTATGATTTAGAAGTTACTGGAAAAATTACTTTACGAGATTATTTAATAAGAATATGTAATCGATTAGGTTGG